TTTGTAGTATTGCCCAGTCTAACATTTCCGAAGTTATCTTATCAACATCAATAGTTATTGGAAATAATCTCATTCTTTATTTTTAATTTTTTGCCATCCCGATTTTAAAGTCATACCATAATCGTTGACACCTGTGACAGGAACATAATCGTCCTTGAATATTAATGGTATATCTTTAAATGGATTATAATTTACTTCATGATGTATTCGTCCAAACTTCCATGTTAAACGACTAACATCGGGATGCATATCTACTTGCATTTGACTTTTGGCAGCAGTGCCTTCTTTGGCATAAAATTCTGCCGTATTGCCACCACCTAGTACTTGAGTTCGGAGTTTGTCTTGTAAAAATGCATTGAACTGAACAGTGGCCCATCCCTCTTTGAGCATACGTAGGCTAAGATCAGTGTCTTCATTGTATCTGCCACGCCACCTAAAAGGTGTGTCGTTACGGATTAAATTACAACTATAAATCCTAGTATTTGCCACAAACGGAGGTATACTAGAATTTTGTGGTGCAAACGCTCTATACTGTGGTCCAGCCATGCCTACATTCTTGTATCGTAATACAAAATCTTCCATGATTTTGAAACATGTACCATCGCCAAATCTGATTTTTTTGTTGTCAGTTAAACGAAGAAACTCCGCAATATTATCATCCATTACCCAGTGCCAATCATAGCCACTGGCGATACTATGATCCCATGCAAAATTTCTCGCTGGTCCTGGACCAGTTGATTTCGTTAAACCTAAATTATCAAAGCAATCATATTGCTTTTTGTAGTCCATATCAAGAATGAGTACAGTGGCAGTCGAGCCCTTACATGCTTCTGAATATATGTCATATTCTTGTGGCTCAACTACCATGTAGTGTGGCACTTTCATGAGATTAAGTGCCTTACTGGTCAGACGACTGTCCGCACGGCCTTTACTGACGATATAGATTGGAAACTGTGGATTACTCATTCTTCAATCCAGAATAGATCACTTACGTTGTTTTGTTCACGCTTAGGAAACCAAATACTTTTGGTCTTCTTTGTTAAGTTTTGTCCAACTAAATCGGAGAATGCCTTAACTGCGTCTTCATTTTCAAAATTGATAATAAGTTGTCTATATGCACTATTTTTGGGCTGATCATATGATGGCATATTTTGCCAATGTTTTTCATAGAATTCTGGTGGCCATTCAATAATGTCATCGTCACTGTCTATGTTATCTGAGTTCATATTATTGTTTTTGAATTGGTAGTAGATATTCGTAATCTGCAATGCCACTGTCAAGTGTGATACGCATTACGCCCTGGTCACTAATGTAGATATGTTTATCACCCACGAGATCCATAATTGATAGAAACTGCTTTACTGGCCAATGAAAAGATTTAGTCAATGATCCACTTACACCTGCTTGGAACATAAATTTGCTAGCATGGCTAGACCCAGTACCAAAAGACATAAATAGTGAATCATTTTCATAAAAAGCGTTGAAATTAGGTTCATCGTTGTGAACGCTTGATTGCTTCTTCAATCTGGTAATACCTGGAATTGTGGGTTTGAAATTCAAATTCCATACAGCACCCTTGAAAATGACATTTTTGATTTTTTGTTCTACTAGTGTTTTACCCATCAGACGATAGTCATTAACGAAATCGCCATTTTTATTTTCAAAGTGAATTACGGATGGTTGTTCGCCATCGTCTTTTGTTTCTTTTAGAACACCGATCTTTGCATCTTTGTCGTATTCATCGTCAAAACTAAGAATCGTTCTTAGTTTTTCTAGCGCAGGCATGCCAAACACGCCTTCAAACTGTGGAATAGGAGTCTTGAATTTTGAGTTCAGAATAACTGTTTTGTTTTCAGTTACAGCAGAAAGATTAGTTTCATTAGTAGTGCCTGAAATTTTAATTAGTTCAATGCCGCCTAGCGGCAAAGTATGTTGAATGATATCGTTTAATATGTCTTTCATTGATATTCCTATTTTGATTTTTGATAGTTTAAGTTTTTAGTGTGCAATTGTCAATGACTATTTTTTCAAAATTACTCAAAAACAAATAGATCACTCATTACCTCATCTACTGATGTTAGTTCTCTGAGATTCCAATCAAGTACCGCTAATAGATTATCTATCTTTTCATCTACTAGGGTTGTTTCCATACTCGTATCATCAAAAGGCAAAGATAAGAACCATGGTGGTAATCTAAGTTCATCAGTTGGATAAGCGATACTGGTAAAATTATATGGGTTTGATTTTAGTTTGCAAATTACAACACGCATGCCATCAACGATTTGCATACTGTAATTATCATTATTAATCTGTCTTAAATAATTCCAATTCAAACTGGCTCGTACATGCCCTGGCATATTGGTGTCACCGTCACTATCATCAGATTGAAATAGTCCTTTATTTAACTTTTTAGAATTTGCCTTAGCACGATCTGCATATAGTGTTAGATTGTTCACAGACTTAGGACTGCCCTTCATCCAACTATTCATACTTGATAGTTTCTTTTTAAACTCTTTGATTTTTTCTATGATAAATGTCTTTTCTTTACCAGCGAGAACTTCTTCTAATACTTCCATTAGAAATTCTTGTACGAATTTAGGCGTATCACTGCGTTTTAGATCTAGACCCATAGCCTTGATTTCACCACGTTTTCCGTTAAGATCTAGACGTTTGCCTTCTTTGTCATAGATGTTTACGGCATAACGCTTTTTGGTAATGAATAACGCACGATCTCCAACCAGTTCACGACCAGCACGGATGATTTCGCCATTGCGTTGAGGACAATGAAATGCTTTATTCATAAATGATGGGAAACTATCATTGGTATCATTGGCTAACTCATCATAAATTTCAATGGCTCGTTCTTTCGTCCACTCGTTGGAGTTTTCAGTTACTGTATGTTTAATCACTGGCCAAACGGTATAGTAAATGGAGTCGGTATCTCCGTAAATTACCGCATCACCTGTAATATCATAACTGCCCGTTATTAACTCGTTTAGTTTTGAGCCCATGTGTTTTACGATTTGTCTTCCAGACAATGTAACGCTTTGACCTATTCGCAAATCATAAAATTTACAATGTTTATTTAACAGAGCACCATACGCAGAGTTAAGTAAAATCTTTCTTACTAATTGTCTTTTATGAAGAAATTCTTTTTCTTCTGTTGTTGTGGCCTTTTTCAATTTTGCCTGAACTTGTTTACGTTCATCGTACCATCTAGTAAGTAGTCCTGGAATTACGCCTTCAGATGCGTAAGTAAATATGGTACCATTGGCGGATAGCACCCATTGTTGATTGCTATCAAAGATCATTTTCCATATTTCGGCAGCACTATAGGTATCACTGCCGCCACGTTCCCAGTCAATTGTTATCATGGTATCACGTTCTTGATTCATTACAGCAGTATATTCAAGTGAGCCGAAAAGACCTTCCCATAGAATGGGACCGGTAATATCTTTGGCCGTTTTGTTTTTCTTTTCTTTTGCTAGTTTTGTTTTTTTGTCTTCGATATATTTTTCAGTTAAATCTTGTCGCAATTGTCCGACGATTGTTTCTGGGGCCATGTTAAGAGAGCGGATAACTGACGGGTATAGACTGTTGATGTCGCACGCCGCGATCCATTCGTGCATGCCCCTTTTGGGCGTAGCAACAAAGGCACCGGCGGCTGTGATATCGTCTTCGTCATTCTCTTCATCATAATCATCATCCTTATAGTCAATGGATTTATTTTGAACAATTAAATTTCTTTGATGTGCTTCGTTAATTACTGCCTGCTCAATCATAGCAACACTGCCCATAACTGTTTTTAGCAGTACCGTGTTTTCATGTGCCAGTTGATTTGCTAGATCTAAGAACTTTAACTTGGCATGAATCTTATACACAAGTAACGTATCTTGTCTATTGTATTCAATGAACTTTCGCCAATCACGATTGTAAAGTTGATCAAGTGTTCCTTCGTATTGAGTTTTATTCTCGCCAACCTCCATTTCACCAATATAGTCTAGTTTATAACTATGCCGTTGTTCGTAGTTGTACTTTTTATACAATTGAAGATAGTCCATGTGGACTCTGCCAACTAACTCATATACGTTTTCTACTTTGCCGAATTTGTTAATTGTTTTTGGTCTTGGTAATTGATCAAGTAAACAGAAACGTCGTGTATCGTTCTTACTCATTACTTTAGTAACACGATTTACTAGATAAGGTATGTCATATGTTTCACTGTTCCAGCCAGTAAGTACATCGGCATCTTCAATTAGTAAAAAGAAGGTTTCAAACAAATCTTTCTCATCAGTGAAGATGAATACATTATCGATGTCTTTAACTAGTTCTTTGGCTTTTTCTTCTGATATATGTGCTGGTGGAATACATAGTGTAATCAGTTGTTCAAGCCAATCCAGATATAGAGTAATAGCGGTTACTTTATTAAATGGATCAGATGTAGATGCAAAACCTGGGCCCAACTTTAGATATTCACATCCATGAATACTTGTCCATGATGCATTTTCTTGGCTATAAACTAAGAAATCGTCTTTATTGGGCAGATGACTTAATTCGTGTACAGTTATCTTTGATTTCTTTTTAGAAGTTTTTGATTGTATCTCAACTAGATGTGAATTAGGATATGCGTACGGTTGCATATCTGACTCAATGTCAAAGAATACTGTATGTAATTTCGGTGATGGACGATCTAAATAATTATCGGCCAGACAACGAAATACAACATTAACATCACTTTCAAACAGTTTTTTATTTGAAAGGATTCGCTTTTCTTTTTGAAATTCACTGTGTTTTCTAGTGCTGAATTTAGTTAGAGAATCACCAAAGACGCTACGATATTTTCCCTTAGGATCTTCGTAGTAGAGAACGTAGTTAGTTGGATAGTCAACATATCGGCGAACGCCGTTTTCGTCTCGTTCAACGACGTGAATTATGTCGTGGTCTTTTTCAAGAACTGCGTCAATATAACTCATAGTGTGCGGCCAACTGTTTCTAGAATAGTGTTAAGTTCTTCCATGTCACGATTGACTTCGGTTAACTTACTCTTGTTTGCGACTTTGATTGCTTTTTTAAGAATAGATGGTTTAATTTCAAGTTCTTCGGCGATGGCTTTGACTGTATCGTTTAAGCCAGCGTTTAGATCTTCTACTTCTTGTAGAACTTTGATTCCTTCGTTGATCAATTGACTAAGTTTAATCTTTGCTTCATGATTGAAAGTGCGATTGTAATCACTCATATTACAGAAATCTCCTATGATGGTATGGTTTCGTCATTGTATCCTAAAAAGACAACAAAATCAAATTTTTTGAAAAAGTCCCATTTTGAATAGTCTGAGTAGCGAATTCATCGTATTGAGGTATGGGACGACCTACTCGGTCCTAAGGCCAAGACTGTTAACCAATTATTAAGTAATTTAAATAATTGATGTTTGTGCTTTCCAGATCATCGGTGAATTGAACTTGTTCTACGATAAGTTCTTTACCGATGTCATGTGTTTCTTCTTCGGAAGATATTGTTGAAGATTCTGATTCAGTATTAGACGTGATCATTTTAGTGTTGCTCTCAACATCCAACTGTGTTTTTTATGCGCATCTATACGTTCTGCTAAGAAGTTGCTTAGGCCATATTCTTCTTCACGTTCTGAAAGATCGTATACCATTTTGAATATTTTAATACACTTTTCACTGTCATTTAATAAGTCATTTATCATATCCAGTGCTGGTGGAACTGTCAACTCATCTTCTATTTGAGACAACATACTTAGTCTAGTATAACTACCAGGTGTATATGTACCTAATTTTCTAATATTTTCGGCAAATGTATCTATACTTTCATAGACTTCTTCGTATATTTTACTAAACAAATTATGATATTGATCAAAGTCTGGACCTTCGACGTTCCAGTGATAAAAATGAGATTTTAAATAAAAACTGAATTCAGTACTGAATGCAATTTTCATTGCTTTTGCTAATTCGTCCATTACACTTTACCTCTTCTTTTATTTATGCGTTGACTTTTTGGTATAGATCCTACTGGACTCTTGCCGTTGTCGGTGCCAATCGTCGCGGCAGTGCCATCGTATGCGATTGGATTTAATTCTTCTTCGCTAAGTGGCATACCAAAAGCACGAACAGCATCTAATTTAAGGGATGATGGTGAATTTTCGTTTAGGTACCATCCTCGTGCATTGTGTTGTAATTTAAACTCAGAGATTAATGTTTTCTTATCTGTTCCCACCACGTTGAAATACAGATTTGTATCTTCGTTTGTCTTTGATTTACCCCAGTTCTTTGCGCCTTTTTTGCGGCATTTAACTAGAGCGCCACTGGCATATGCACTTGGCCAAACTTTATATCTGCTTTTTACTTTGTGATAGCATGCATCTTTCTTTTCTGCTAGAATTTCATCATCTAATGCGATACCGCCGCAGTGAGGACAGGTATTTTCCATAGTTTGTTCTTTGTTGGTAAAATTTGATATTTTTTGTGATGCATTTTTTATTTTATCAAATGTACTTAATCCCTTCACTGCTTTGGCGGCGGTCTCATTGCCTTGCCCAGCGGCTAAGCCTAATGCGCCACTAAGACCACTTGCATAATCACCTTTTTTGACATTTCCTATCACATCACCTGCTTGTAAAGCCACATTGAGTGGTTTAGCAGCAGGTATCATGCCGAGTGCTTGTCTGCCCGCGGTGGCAAAGTCACCTTTTACTACGTTTGCGCCTACATCTACAACGTTTGCTGCTTGATTTACGCCTGGTACTCTGCGTAATGCTTTGCTTAACAGTGATCCGCCTTGTCTAAATTGTTGCCATTTATCGGCCAGTTCGTGAGATTTGGCTATTTGTTGTGCAATTTTTTGATCATCTGAATTGTTGAAATATTCAGATGGTGGCTTAGGACCAGGCATTCTAGACAATATGGATGGATCTTGACGATTAGCGCCTCCTAGCCATTTTTCTTGTTCTGGACTAAATTGAAATCCTTGCTCATTTATTTTATATACGGCATTTCCAGTGGTAATTTGACTTTCTTCTTGTTCTTTGATTGTATTGATTTTGCTTGATAGATGATCATAAAAACTGCCTATAGATCTATTAAAATCTGGATTGTTTTTCAAAATATTTGTTTTATATTTTGAAATTCTCGCAGCATGAGCAGGATTATTTGGATTTAGTTTGTTTCTTTTGGCAAATAAATCAGTTGTTAAATCAGCGACTGATTTTTCTGGATTACTTTTTACTTCTTTGTACAGTGATAGAGTTGCTGGGGCACCTAATCTATGTGCCATATAAATGTTTACTTTGTCGGGCACAATACCATTACTTTGTAAAGTTTTTCCGTTCTCTAACATTAATGAGGCATTAAGTTTGTCCTGTGTTGCTTTATCAAATTTTTGATTAGGATCTATTCCTTCTTTTTTGATTAATGCTTTCAAAGTTTTAGGCACGAATTGATATGCGCCAACTGCGTTTTGTCCCTCGGGACGTTCACTTTGAAAACGCATAAGTTCGGAAACAGTCATATCTGATAATTTCTTCCTTGTGCCTAGATTTTTTTCACTCCATTCTTCCGCTGTTGGTAACTTATTTAAGTTACGTACTTTGCCTTTGCTATCTACATCGCCATATGCGACGTCATAACTTTTATTCCCTTCAAGTTTACGTGTTACCTCTGACATTTCTTCCGTTGAAGGTAATGGCATTCTGCTTACAACACCTACGTTGTCAACTAAATCTGCTCCGCCAGTCCATTTAAGTTGTTCAGGTGTTAAATTTTGTTTTAATTGAGTGTTGTTTGCTAATCTATCGTTTAGTGAACGTGATGGCTCGGATGATGTCGTTGTTGTTTGTGTTTTGGGTTGTGTTATTGATCTTGTCAATCTAGCAGTTTCTGCGTCACTTTGATCAGGAGCCACTGATAATTTTGCTCTACGTCTGGTCTCGTCGTCAATGGTAGGTGCTTGACCCACTCTTACACCACTGTCTGAAGGATATGGAGTTGCTTCAGGAGTTCTAAGTTTTTTACCTGCAAAAATTCTATTGGGATTTTTAATTTCTGGGTTCAGTCGCATCAATTCTTGAGTTGTAGTGCCAAATCTTTGTGCTATCTTACTTAACGTGTCTCCACGCTGTATAGTATATGACGATGATGGTGTTGTTGTGGTAGTAGTGGCGGATGACGCAGTTGGTTCTGTTTTCTTACCACCAGAATATCCACCAGTTGCAAGATCGGCAGCAGCCGCTAATTGATCGTCAGTTGGCTCAGTCGCAGATGGCGCAGATGGCATTTCTCTACCAACTGCTGGTAACGATGTTGCTTGAACTGCTGGGCGATTATCTGATGGAGTTGTACGAGGCATGGGTGAAGTTACGACTGCTGAAGACGGCAGAGGTAAGTTGTCTAATTCTGGAGCACGACTGTAATCGTTATCAGAGCCACCGCCACTTAACTTACTAGGTAGATCAGTTGAAACTCCAGTTGTTGGCGCTGGTCTGACAACGCCACTTGCTGTTGTTCCAGGTGGTCTAGGAGCAGGTGGTGTCGGTGTTGGTTCATTGGCTACATAGTATGCGCCTGGAGTACCTGCTCTTGGCATTGCTCCTCTTCTTGTCGGTGTTGTCGTAGTTGCAGGAGCACTTGCAGTTGGTGGATTTACTGAAGTTGCTCTTAGATTTGCACGTGTATCACGTGCTCTCTGAGATGTACCCATGGCTGAAGCTTTTCCTGCTTCTGCTAACTTGTATTCTAGCATAATCAGTTTTTCATAGAATGCTTCTTCACTGATACTTTCTTTTTTCGTAGCAACATTTATTGCTGCACCACGACGTTCCGGATTAGGATCTTCTCTGCGTTTTCTGCTAGCAGCACTAGCACGACCTTTTTTCCCTAAACTATGTGCTTTAGATTGTGGCAAACATTTCGGCTTGCCTTCGCTATCGTCGCCTCTAGCACAATCTCCACGAATTTTACCATCTGGACCAAAACGGACCCATTTTTCTTTAAACCATTTATGCAGATTTTCATTGATCACTTGTTTCTCTATGTCGCTAGCAGATACTAAATTCTCGGTGAGATTTATTTTTTTGTTTGAGAAAAAATCGTATAAATTCATTTTTTATTTCCCTATTTTTGCTAGATAACCTGCGTTAGTTAGTGATGTTTTAAAGTTACTAGCAGTTTGAGGTGTTTCTGCTGCCTTTGCTATCAATGGAGTAAGAGCACTCATTGCTTGTTGTTCTGGCCCAGTTAGTGGTTTTTGATCATTGATTTTTACAACTGCGCTTGCGGCTTGATTTATATCCAAACTAGGACCTAGAATATTTTTAAGACCAGCCATCGTATTTTTGGCAGTAGCAACATCAACACGTTGATCTTTGTTTTGCTGTTGTGCTGCTTTTTCCTTTTGTTGCTGAGTGCTTGTTACCTGTGTATTAGGATCCTGTGCGTTTGGATATGTTGTTGCTTCTACTTTAAATTTTTTTTTTTAGGAATGTAGTTATTTTCTACTAACCCAAATTTGTTTTCTATGTAGTTTTCAAACTTTCTAGCAAGACGATTTACAGCATTGTGTCTGTTTTCTTTCACTGCCAGTTGAGCAAAAGGATTAAGTTGCGCTTTTCTAGCCGCCACATCTTGAGCAAAAGTGGATGCGGCCGGGATTTTTTTGGTCGGTTCATATGCTGGTCTAGAAATTTCAGATGCTGGCTGCCCAGTGTCCGAATTAGATTGTTGATATTTTTGTGTTAGGCCCGCATTAACCCAATCTCTATATGCTGGATTAGTTCTGCCATCTGGTAACATAGGAGATGGTGCAGGAGGTCTTGCACGGGCTGTTTGTGTAGAAAGTCCAGGACCAGAGCCTGCTGAAGTTGCACTTAATCCTAATCTATCTCGATTCGCCCGAGCCGTGGCATCAGTTCCCATCACACTAGATTTACCACTGTTACTGGCTGGTTTTGTACTAGATACGGGTGTTCCTGATCTGTTTGGATATCCACCACCATATAATGGATCATCACCTAAGTTCATCATATTAACAGTTGGAGATCCAGGTCTGACGGGTGATGCTGTTGCTGATGTTGTTGTATTTGCTGATTGTGTGGGTGCTGCGGGACTATCTACTGGAGGTCTATCCATTCTAGCGATAGCAGCATTATCATTTTGTCGTTGAAATCTTTGCTCAATATCAGCAGGCAGTTCTGATTTTACTGGATCCAGACTAGGAG